TTGCATGTTGGCACTTTCTCCATTGGCACCATTGGTGTTGTTGGGGGCGAGATACTTTTGTGTGGGATCTTTGTAGTAGTAACTCATGTAAAGATACCACATCTTGCGTACCAAATCATCACTGGTGTCATGAAATGTCATTGTCACCGGTTCATAGTTGATTTTCTTTTGTATGATACGCTTGCGGTTGTATTGATTTAATGTTTCAGTGTCAATGTTATATTTGGGAAGATCAACAGTTTTTACTGCTAGACTCAAATTCATTATATCGTCATTGCCAAACGCACCGCGGAGATAAGGAATCTCTTGCACGTTGAGTGTGAAACTAACGTGAAAGAGAAACTTGAATCTGGGTTTTAATTCGTAGGCGTTGGTAGTAAACGTTTTGCTTGCGTGAGTGTAATCACGCAAGCTGTTGTTGCCTAAGAACCCTTTGAGAAAGTCCTGGCCAAATGACGACATGTTTAGACGCCTGCGCCGGTGACCACGTCGCCTAAAGTTCTACCAATCTCAGTACCAACACCAGTGCCTTCAGGAGTTTGGTTGGCGTTGTCGTAAGCAATGGTCAATTCAATTGTGGCTGCTTCGTTGGTGCCATAGTTCAAATCGCCATAGTTGGCAGCTTTCAAATAGCAACCATACAGTTCCCATGTTTCCAGTACCACTGGTGTGTTGGCGCCATTACCACCGTCAAGAATCTCAACTTTGGTCAAGAACTTGTAGTCAATGCCAGAAGACGCAGAACTCATTTCCAAGAAGTCCATTTGTTTCTGCAACTGTTCGCCAATCAACTTGCTAACAGCACCTGACGCATCATCGCGCAGACTGCATGTGGTATCAGCCCATGAGTGACGTCCGGCCAGTTTCAATGTTGAGTTGTAAATTGGCAATGCAATTTCTTCAAATGTCAAATTGGGGCGAGCAAAACTCACAACTTGTTTGGTCAATTCTGTTCTTGGTGTGCTCACGCCAAGATTTTCAAACATCACTCTAAAGCGATATTTGAGTTTGGGCATCAACAGACCTTGGGTTGGCGAACTTTGGTCACTTGCCAAGGGTACTGTCATTCTCTGTAATGATGAAACTGCCATTTGTTATATCTCCTGTTGTTTTTATTTACCTAATTCAATGACCGGCCGAAGCCGGTCATTTTTGATCAAGCATTAAGTCCTGAAATTTCTCCAGTGTTCTTGATACGCAATGGAATGTAGATAAATTCAACTGCTTTGACTGGTTCAATAGCAATGTCCACCCACAACTCGTTACGATCAATACGTGCTGGGGTGTTATTACTCAAATCGCAAACTACCAAATAGTCATAAATGGCACGTTTAGCAATCAAGTCAATCATCAAACTGTTTATAGTGTTGGTAATCTCGTTGCGTGTGATTTGATCATTGGGTTCAAACAAGTACAGTTTACCAATTTCTTCCAAACGTCCGCGCAAGAACGCTACCAATCTAGCAACGTTGATACGATCCAGTGCTGTTGTGGCACCTTGACGTGTTTTATTACCAAAGTTTGTGATGCCCACACCTGGAATAAAGGTAATTGGGTTGATATTGTTTTCATACAATATATCACGTAAACTTTGTCCCACAGCAATTTGTTGGAACTCACCTGTGGTAGATTCAATGTATCCAATTGCTGTGGCATTGTCAACTACACCTCGACGTGTGCCAGCAGGTGCCAACCATGGATAACTTACTGCATCACTGCGCAAGATTGTACGTACCATCATGTGACTTGGAGGTGCAACCACGGTGTTGCCACTCAAGTCTGTGGTCTGGCAGCTGGGGTAGAACACCGCAGCATAAGCACTACCAATGGTGAGTCCATCTTCTGTTGGCAAACCAAGTCCGCCGTTGTCTGTGGCATAAGTCACTAGTTCTGTACCGGTTGCACCCAGTCGCATTGGGGTGTCGCCCACTACGAACAGTGTGTTGGCACGTTCATTGCTGAGAGCAACCATGTTTACAGCCAATTCAGGATAAGCAGGAGCAGCAATCAAGTTGAATTGATTTTGTTCTTCTCTTGCTGCCAAACTGGTATCGATACCTGACTTCATTGCAGCCACAATCAACTTGCGTTGTGCTTGGCGTCCAGCATACATGCTGCCATTGGTTTTGTTACCTGAGGCTGTGAGCCATGTACTGGTCACTGTTGGATAACTGGCCTTATCTGGGAAGTTGGCTTCAGTCAAATAATTTAGTTGGAAACTCTTGACATTGTAACCTGAACGGCGTGTGTTCCACAACAGCATACCTTGGGGATACAGTGCAGGATCAGGTGCATCTACATCCAAGTAATTGCTGGTCAACAAACTTTCAATTGTTGGGAAGGCATCTGCCACAGGATCTGTTGTGCCATTACCGGCCCAACGTGCATCAGCAAACAAAATACCATTGCTGCCGACTTGGTCTGTGGTATCAATCAACACCCATTGGTCAACTCCACTTACCTGTTCCCAACGATACAGTTTGGGGTAATTTTCTAAGTCGCTGGTATCAACCCACAAATCACCATACTGAAGTGGGCTTCCGGCTGTGTCATTTTGTGTGGTGGGTTCTGAGGCAGCAACAATAGGCCCTGAAGCATTGGTCAAACTCAGATCAAAACCACGAGTGTCGTTGGTTACGTTTTGATAACCCAACCAAGAACCATTGTTTTGAATCATGACATCTACATCATCCACACTGCTGTAATACCATAATCTACCATCAGCTGGATCTTGATCTGGTGCTGTGTCGCTGGCTGTGTATGTGAATAAGTCAGTTGTCACCCAGTTGCTCAAAGCAATAAACCCAGGGTACTTGTCTTGACGAACTTTGGGTGTAGATCCAGCAACAAAACCTGCACGAGTCATAGCACTATATGTCAGGTCATCCACAGTTATTGATCCACCCTGACTGTGTGTGAACACAATATTTCCAGCACTGTTGACGCTGGCACTAACATAAGGAATATTAGCTGCGCTGATAGTTGAAATAAATCCTGCCACAGTACACAGGCTGCTGCCAGTGTCTGGCAATGTTATAGTAAACGGACCCTGGCCAGTGGCTGTTCCTGCTTCAGTTGAGAACAAAATAAACTGGCTGCCTGCCTGGAACAATGAATCGCCATTTTGTCCAGGAGTTGTAGTACCAGTGACTATTGTGGCTCCTAGCGCAATTCTTTCCAGTATTTCAAATGATGCATTTGAATTTGGGGTTGTGTTGTACAATAGCGAATTATAATTCACATAAGTTGTACCTACAGGGATGTTTTTGCCGCCACCTGTGGGATCAAGTGCATAATTTGCATTGGCATCATTGTCATAAACGAGTGAATTTTGCGCGACCCAGGTGTCCAGTGCCGCACTGTATTGTTTAAGTTTCAGACTCATACCGTTGCTTACTGGACTGATATTTTGCCATACAGAACCAGTTGGTGCAGGTTGAGCTTGTCCCACAGCCCAGCGAGGTGCTTGATAACTGTATCCTGGCAAGTAATTGGGCGCACGGTATTCACCATCAGTGATTCCCAAAGCAGTCAACAAAGCACTGCCGCCAATTGTACCAGCCTGTATGCTGATCAATCCACCATCATCAGTTGATCCGTCATTGGTTGCATCGCCGTCTGCATACAAAGTCAATTTACCACTGACCGCAGCAGCAGTCACACCAGGAATAACTGCGGCGTTGATAACTGAAGCAAACCCAGCCACAGTGTTGGTTGCATCCACTGTGACCAACACATCGTTGATGTACATGTTGGAACCAACAGTTATTGACGGATTTGAATTTGTGCCCTGTAATGTGGCCCATGAAGATTTCCATGCATTGGTACCAACTTGTACCCAATCATTGTCTGAATTTTTATACCAGTTTTCATTGTTCAAACTCACTGCGCTGACGGCATAGTCACCGATACTGCCAATGGTTTGTAGAGGGGTGTAATCAGCATTTTCATAATCAACTACATCTGCTGTGTCTGTGATCACAATGGGAGTTTTATTGGTAAATGTTGCGGCTGTTTGATCCCACTCAAATATACCCCAAAGGCTAGTGCTGGTATCTAACCAGTAAGTACCGTTGTTGGCATTGCCTGTGGGACGACTCAAACTTGCGGTAAGTTCTGTCAAGTCAATGTCCACACGTTGAACATACGCACGATTTGTAACACCCAGTGCTGAGTACGCTGCCAACAAGCCGTATTCGTTGAGTTCGTAACCATTGATTGGCGTACCAGTTGTGGTATTGTAGAAGAATGGCACACCAAATGTAGCTGCCAAATCTCTCTGACTGGTAATGAGATAAGTTTTGTTTGCGTTGGCTGCGGTTGTACCGGCTGCAACTCCGACTCCAGCAGCGTCAGCCTTGTTTTGTGCTGTTGCTACTAGAAAATAAGGTACTGTGTTTACCGCGGAAGGAATATATTGACTCTCGTCGATTACTGTTACTTCTACGCCTGGTGATATTAGTGCCATGGTTGATTCCTTTTCAAGTTATTGATATTTATAGGCATACCCAAAAAAACCCAGTTTACACTGCCCTTTGCCCAAGGTCCAGGCGCTAAATATCGTATGAGACCCATTTGTCAAGCCTGTAACCAACGGCCATGCGCTGTGAATTATATCAAAGAAGATACCACACATTACCGTAGTCGTTGTGAGACTTGTCAACGCCGTGGGCGGGGTATCAAACCCAGAGAGCCACGTTGGAAGTCAGCAGGTTACAAGAAAAAACCCGCATGCGATAGATGCGGGTTTCGAGCAAGATTTGCCAGTCAGTTATTGGTGTATCACATTGACGGCGATCTCAACAATGTTTCTGTGAGAAACTTGCGCACAGTTTGTCGTAACTGCGTGGAAGAAATTTCAAAAGTAGAAGTTACTTGGCGGGCGGGTGATCTTGAACCAGATGCATAACTTGCTGATATAGATCATCCAAGGTACCGTTGTTGTCCAGTACCACATCAAACTTTGTGCCTACCCAAGCAGTTTCCGAGTCATGCACCCCCAACTGTGCTAGTCGGCGGCCGCTCAGTGCCCAGGTGCTGTTGCCGTTAGGGCCACGATTGAGACTCACTGCTGCATCGTACCATTCAGGTTCAGGGCCACGCACCACACGCACTACTATACCACCTGATTGTTTGATGGCCTGAATCTCATTGGGGAATCTGCAATCGCTTATAACCACATCGTCACGGCTGTTGCGCAGTTTGTTTTCCAGGCTGGCAATCCAGATGTCGTCATGAAAGTTCTTGCGGCATACTTCTGTGCCCCACTGTTGCAAGATCCAACGTGGAGTCAAGTGTGGTATGCCTAAGCGGTCGGCCCACCAGGGATCAACTTGTTCACGCCACTCACGGGCCATTTTTGTACGGCCCTCGAGCATGGTTCTGTCCCAGCCAAAC